GATATGCAATCACGATCAATCGACGATGCTGAGTTCATATTTCAACGTCATTACATGAGCAAGAAAGCGCTTAGAGACTTAGCAGACAAGCCAGGGTTTCTACGCACACAGATCGCTGAAGTCTTAAAGCAAGATGCTGACAACAGCCATACAGCTACACACCTGCAAGAGATGCAGTCAATGGCTGGATTATCGTCTTATGAAAACGGACGATTTGAAGTATGGGAATATCACGGCCCAGTAGAAAAAGAAGACCTTATTGCTGCTGGTGTAGAAGTTGATGAAGACGATGTATTCACAGACTATAGCGGCGTTGTCTGGTTCAGTGAAGGCCGAGTTATTAAAGCAGTAATCAACCCAGCAGACACAGGCGATATGCCTTACAGCGTATTCAACTGGGAAGGCGATGACACTTCTGTATTCGGTGTAGGTATACCGTTCTTAATGCGTTCTAGCCAGAAGGTATTGAATGCCACATGGCGTATGCTCATGGACAATGCAGGGCTATCAGTAGGCCCACAGACTGTGATTAACAGTCAGGTTGTGCGTCCAGCAGATGGCAACTGGCGTCTAACACCGCATAAGGTGTGGGAGCTAACAGACAAGAACGGCAACGTGAATAACGTGTTTGGATCGTTTGAGATTAACAGTCACATGACTGAGTTAATCGCTTTGTTCCAGTACGCACGACAGATCGCCGATGAAGAAACAGCATTACCCCAGATCGCACAAGGCGAACAGGGATCAGCGACAGACACAGCAAGTGGAATGTCGATGCTAATGAATAGTGCAAACACCATGCTTCGACGTGTGGTGAAGAACTTTGATGACGACGTTACTCGTCCATTCATCAAGCGGATGTACGACTGGAATATGCAGTTTAATCCAAAAGAAGATGTGAAGGGTGACTTCTGCATTGATGCTCGCGGCACAAGCAGCCTCTTGGTAAAAGAGCAGCAAGCAGCGAACTTAATGAATTTGATGAACATTGCTGCATCACCGTTACTAGAACCTTTAACAAACACCGCAGCGTTATACCGCAAAGTGGTGTCATCCATGCAGATTGAAGCCGATGAAATCGTGAAGTCTACCGAAGAGATCGAGCTTGAAACACAGAAGATGCAAAAGCAGATGGAAGCTCAACAGCAAGCCATGATGCAAGCCCAGCAACAGCAGCAGCAAGCGCCTACTGGCGACCCACTAGCCCAGCAGAAGCTTGAGTTAGAAGCCCAGAAGATGCAGATGGACGCTCAGCTAAAAGGCGCTCAGATCCAAGCACAGGCCCAAAAGCTAGAGCTTGACCAGCAGAAGATAGCCTCTGACAGAGAGCTAGAGTTAGCCAAAATGGCCGCAGAGAAGGGCATTAAGGTCAGCGAGATGCGCACTAAGCTGGGTATCGAGAAGATGAAAGTACAAAGTAAAGATTCGCTGTTTGAGAAAGAGCAAGCGTTGAAGATGGCTACAGGCAGCGGCATTTAGATGTTAGTTGATGTGCATTCAACCACTTGGGTAAACCTAGCCGAGTGGGCTAGTAGTGAGATTAACGCTAAGCATGAACTGCTTGAGATGACTCGACTGAGCCATGAAGACACGCAGTACATACGCGGCGAGATAGGAAGTTTAAAAGCGTTACTGGCCATGCCAACGGATTCGCCGTTGCACATCGCTAGTGGCAATTATGAGTAAACACAGGGCCGCTATTAACTGCCGCCGAGGGTGTAACCGATGGATAGTAACGAAAAAGTAGATGATTTTGATTCAGCATTTGATGAGTTTTCAACTGAAGAAGAGACAACCAGCGCAGAGTTAGCGCCAGAAGATACAGAGTTTGTTGCAGAAACCGAAGAGGTTGAAGAGGTTGAAGCAGCAATAGAAGAGCCGGAAGAAGCGCCAGAAGCAGAAGACATCTGGGCCAAGGCCGACGAAGGGCTTAAAAGTGAATACGATAAGCTCCGAGATAACAATGACAAGCTGTCCCACCAAGCGAAGAGTAACGCGGGACGGATTGGCGCACTACAGCGCAAGTTAAACGAATTTCAAGCAACTTCACCTGCCGGTGGTACTACACCATCCGCAACCGAAGTGGCTGAAGCCATGAAGACCCCCGAAGCTTGGGCGTCTTTTAACGAAGAGTATCCTGACATTCACGACGCGATTGAGTCCCGTCTTGAGGTGGAAAGGAGCCAAAACCAAGCAACAATGGATCGAGCGCTTCAACCTCTGCGAGCAGCGGAAGAAGAGCGTCACGTTAACGACCAGTATGCCGCCTTAGAGGCCGCACATACTGATTGGAAAGACGTGGTGAACAGCGAATCTTTTGTTGATTGGCTGCAAGAACAACCTAACGCGATACAGCAGTTATCGAATAGTAATGACGCTTTTGAAGCCTCTACGCTACTCGACTACTACAAACTGGGTCTGCCGCAGGAAGAGATTGCAACAACTTCAACCGTCACAAGTATTCAGCAAAAGCGAGCTAAGCAATTAGAAGACTCTACTGGGGTTCGATCTAAACCAGGGCCAGCGGCCTCTGGAGTAATCCCACCAGATGACTTCGACACTGCGTTTGAAATGTTTGCTGCTGATAATCGCTAGTTAAATTATTAGGAGGCCATCATGGCTAACACAGAATATGGTGATATTTCACCACGTACCGCAGCGTTTGCTGCTAAAGAAATGCTCAAGCGCGGCATTCCATACTTAGTATTAGAGAAGTTCGGTCAGGCACGTCCTTTGGCCAGCAAGTCTTCAAAAGTACAAAAGTTCCGTCGCTATTCCAGCTTGGCACTAACCACTACCGCATTGACTGAGGGCGTCACGCCAACAGCAAAGCAGTTAGCGGCTGTTGACGTTACGGCCACCCTACAACAGTACGGTGACTTAGTAACCATCAGTGACGTTATTATCGACACTCACGAAGACCCCGTCTTGCGTGAAGCTGCTGAAGTGTTAGGTGAGCAAGCTGCTCAATCTGTTGAGACAGTTCGTTTCAACGTATTGAAAGCTGGCACTAACGTACAGTACGCAAACGGTTCTGCGCGTAACGCTGTAAACACTGAAATGACTTTGGCCGACCAGCGTAAAGCGACTCGTACATTGAAGCGTCAGAATGCACGGCAAATTACTTCAGTAGTACGAAGCACACCTTCTTACGGCACTGAAGCTGTTGCACCTTCGTTTATCGGTTTGATCCACCCTGATATGGACGCGGTAATTCGCGGCTTTGCTGGGTTTGTTCCTACTGAGAAGTACGGTCAGCTAACTCCACATGAAGGCGAGATTGGTAAGGTAGAGGACGTGCGTTATATGTGTTCTACAATCTTCTCATCAATCGCCAACGGTGGCGCAACTAAGGGTGCGATGATCTCCACCGCTGGTTCGGTTGCTGACGTATACACTACGTTGATTGTAGGCCGTGATGCTTACGGTATCGTTCCACTTAAAGGCGGCTCAAGTCTAAGCCCAGCCGTGGTAAACCCCAAGCCTTCTGATAGCGATCCATTGGCCCAACGTGGTCATGTTAGCTGGAAGTCTATGCAAACCGCAGTAATTCTAAACGACGCCTTTATGGTTCGTATTGAGTCCGCTGTAACTGACTAACCACTAGGTTAGTTTCCCCCAAAGGGCGCCCTAATCGGCGCCCTTTTTTTATGGAGTAAACAAATGACTGAAGTAGATACCGTTGAGGTTACTAATGAAAAGCCAGCCGCTAAAAAGCGGAGCGCTACCAAACCCAGCCGTGTAAAAGTGATCTTCCACAATCAGGATGGCGATCTAGGTAAAGGTGATATTTTTGTATCTGTAAATGGCTATGCCTATCAGATCAAACGTAACGAGCCAGTAGACCTGCCTCCCGAAGTGATTGAAGTGATCGACAACGCGGTCATCACAAATACTGAGCGAGTAGACGGAGTTGATACAACCCGCGACTTGCAACGTTTCCCCTACTCATTGGCGGGTTAAACTTTGAATTATCTGGCACTTTGCGACAAGCTGTTAAAAGAAACAGGACTTAGCGATCAAGGCGTGGCTTCTGTTGTAGGCCAAACTGGTCTAAACAAGAAGTCTGTTGATTGGATTAACCGAGCTTGGACTGAAATTCAGAATCTCTATGATTGGGATTTCTCTTGGACGACAGGATCTTTTAACACAGTAAATGGCCAACAAAACTATGATCCAGTAGATAACTTGGCGCTATCGCCAGCTTTAGGTAAATGGATCACAAGTTCTGTACGCATCACGGACAGCAATGGCACTGGGTACTTAACCTTCGTTCCTTGGGCCACATGGTTGCGTACTACATTTTCAAGCGGGAAGCCTAACAGCTTCACGATTAGACCAGACAATCAAATATCGTTTAATACACTGCCAGATGCGGTGTATGCGATTAGCTTTGATTATTTTAGGACTCCACAACAACTATCTACAAACACAGATGAGTTGTTGTTAGCAGAGCAATATCACGACGCTGTACTTTATAAAGCGATACTTTATGTAGCTGCTGAACAAGATGCTCCTGAGTTATACCAAGACGCACAAGCCCAGTTAAACATACGGTTATCTTCTATGGGCGTAAGTTCTTTACCTACGATTACTTTAGCTGAAAGACCGGTGGCATAACGATGGCAGTTCAATCCCAAGCATGGCCCCTAGTTGGTGGTCTTGATCTTGTAAGCCCCGCAATTCAGATAGCCGCAGGAAGAGCTATCGTAGCTCAGAACTACGAGTGTTCTTTGAATGGTGGATACCGTCGCGTAGATGGGTACAAGATATTTGATGGTAGAACCGCTGGTACGTCATTAATAGTGCCAGGTAGCGGCCCCATTAGAGGTGTTTGGGAATACAATGGCGTGGTATACGCCTTTCGCAATAACGCTGCTGGTTCGGCTGGCGTTATGCACAAATCAACTACCAGTGGATGGGCTGTTGTTTCGACACCAGCACTAGCCGCAGGAGGCCACTACGAGTTTGTAAACCATAACTTTGGTGGCCACTCTAGCACTCTAAATATGTATGGGTGCAATGGCGTAAATAAAGCATTCCAGTTTAATGGAACAACACTAACACTGCTAACCACAGGCATGACGACTGATACTCCGTCTCATATCAATGTGCATAAGAACCATTTGTTCTTGTCGTTTTCTGGTGGATCAGTGCAGCATAGTGCTACGGGAAACCCGACCAGTTGGACTCTAGTTACTGGCGCTGGAGAGATCGGTATTGGTTCTGAAGTAACGGGTCTAAACAGTATGCAAGGTAACTCCTTGGCAATTACTGGCGTTAGCCAAGTCTCAGTTCTATACGGCACTGCTGCTGCAAATTGGGATTTGAAATCTTATTCACCTGCCATTGGAGCAGTTAGCTATACACACGCTCAGATGGACTCAGACCTTTACTATTTTAATGGTGACGATCTTAGCAGCCTGACAGCGACACAAGCTTTTGGCGACTTTGAATCTGCGAGTGTTTCATCACTTGTTAAGCCTTTTTTAGATGCGCGTAAGACTTACACTGTTGGCGCAACTGTTAACAAAGATAAAAACCAATACCGCCTTTTCTTTAACGATAAGACCGTACTGGTTGGGACTATTGTTAACCGGCAGCTTGTAGGTTTTAGCACTTGGCTGTTAGAACACGCCCCAAGCTTTGTTACAGAAAACTACATGGGATGCACCGATGGCAGTGTAATGCTTATGGATAGCGGAACGTCTTTTAACGGCACAGCTATTCAGTCGTTCTTGCGTCTTCCATTTACAAACTTAAATAGCCCACACAAGAAAAAGCGCTACCGAAAAGCAACGCTAGAACTAGCAGCAGGTAGTCAGGCGACATTAAATTACCTAGCAGACTACGATTATGGCGCTGGCGGTTCGTCAGTAAGCTCGTCAACCACAGTTAGTGGCGGCGGTAGTTTTTGGGACGTTGGATCGTGGAATAACTTTGTTTGGTCTAGTGCCGCAGTGGCTTCAGCAGAAGCTTACTTAAACGGCAGCGGAAGGAACATCAGTTTATTGATCGTTCATAAAAGCGCTACTGATCCCTCTTTTACGTTGCAGGGCGTACAACTGAATTACTCTTTACGAGGCTTAAATAGATGAGTGCCACTTTTACTAAACCTTCAGACCTTATATCGGGTACTACTGCCCGTGCGCAAGATATTAACAATCGCGTTGACGGCATTGAAACTGGATTTGATAACGTTGAAGTTATTACCAACAGGTCGATTAAGCTTCCCGCCGGTACTAATGGCGATCAGCTTATTTCTGAATCCGCAGCAAACCGAGCTAATAAAGAAGTTGGTTTTAACGCCGCTGGTGCGCTGACGCTTATTAACTCTGCTTTCCAATGGAAAGGCAACTGGGTAACAAATACCGCGTTTATAAAGAACGATACGGTTCGTGATAATAGCACCAAGAATATCTACGCAGTTGTTGTAGATCACACATCTGGAACCTTATCTTCAGATATTTCAGCATCAAAATTACAATTAGTAATTAACGTTGCTGACGTAGAAACAGCTAAGACTGCTGCTGAAACTGCCAGAGACTTAGCTCAAGATTGGGCAGAGAAAACAAACGGAGTAGTTACAGGAAGTAGTTACTCTGCAAAGCACTGGGCAACTACTGGCACAGTTGCAACAGTTAGCTCAGCGATAGCGAATGTAAACACTGCGGCGGGTTCAATAGCGAACGTAAACACTGTCGCTGGCGCAATCGCTAACGTAAACACTGCGGCTGGTTCAATCGCTAATGTAAACACTGTTGCTGGCGCAATCGCTAACGTAAATACTGTTGCTGGAAGGAATGCTCAACTAGGGTTGCTGGGTACATCTGACGCTGTTGCCGACATGAACACCCTTGGTACGGCTGACGTTGTATCGGACATGAACACCCTCGGTACATCAGATGTTGTATCGGACATGAACATCCTTGGTACGTCAGATGTTGTAGCCGACATGAACACCTTGGCCACATCGAGCAATGTATCCAACATGAATGCCCTTGCTGCTATATCGTCTAATGTTACGACTGCCGCTGGTATCGCATCAAACATTACTACAGTTGCAGGAAAACAAGCTCAGATAACCCTACTTGGTACGTCTGACGCTGT